GTGAAGCGGGTAAAAATTTCAACCAAGTTTATGATGAACTCGTAAAGCAATTGAAGTCAAGTAAATCAAAAACTTGGCGCGAGTCCAAAGACGAAGAACTTGGCGTAAATGAGTTGCCGAAGATTTAGAGCGCACCTAACAAAGCGTCCACCCGACTTGTGGGATTCTGCGCCGCTACAATCATTATCCACGCCCGAAGCGGATACACCCGCTGGGCATTTATCCACCCCGCCCACAAGCGGGTAACGCAAGCCGTTGGGCGGCTTCGCCGAGAAAGAGGTGTCTTATGGCAACATACGATAGAGATGAGTTTATGCAAGTCCCTTATACTCAAACATGCAAGTTTTGTGGCAAAAGTGGGCTAGAGTGGTTTAGAAATCCTGTCACTGGCAAATATGCGCTTTATGCTTACGGTCAATCTGAAAGACATGAGTGCCGCCCAACAAAGCGTGCAGTGGATTTGGCTTTGCCATCCGAAGATGTTACGGAATTGCATAAATAAATTATTGGTGAGCGTTGGTGTCTGGCTTAATTCGCCAAGCCCACTAACGCAAACCGTTAGGTGCTTTCTTATGAAAAAAATATCCAGCAAAGAAAGAAGGTTGGCGGGCAATATTTACTGCCAGTATTGTAAGCCTCAAAAAGTCAATGCGGTTTGGCGTAAGGATGGTTCTTGCGATAAAAGGTTTGATGTTGCCTGCGAAGAACATAAGAGCAAAATATATGAGCCAGCAGACGACCATCTTACCGAAGCAGATTTTCAAACATGGGAACGCACCTAACACCGCTTGCACCTGACCGCCTTGCGGTTGGTGGGCTGAATGCCAATCCCCTGCAATCTTCCGAGAAAGCAGAAGTACCATCCGCTAAACACGGCGGATGGTAAAGCAAACCGTTGGGCGGACGCTCCGCCAGAAAGGAAGTTATGGAAAAAGAAGTTATTCACTCCGCCGGATTACCGTTTTTAGGAAAACAATATTGCTTTCGTTGCGGTGAACATTTAAGCGATTACACTTTTGTATCTCAAATATTTTTTTCAAGATACCCTCTCTGGTGGTGGAAAGGTAATGTTGCTGTTGCTGGAAGTGAAAAATGGGCAACAGATGAGCCGGCAAATTGTCAAGCCGCCCAACAAAGCGTCCACCTGACCGCCTTGCGGCGTTGGCTTACAGCGTCAATTTTATTCAATGTTATCCTGCTGGCAATGTTGCTTGTTCAAAGCGGCGGCAGGTAAAGCAAACCGTTAGCCAACCCCTTGCATAGAAAGGTGTCTTATGAAATTCAACGTCAATAATTATGTCCGTGTTAGGCTTACGGGTTACGGTAAAGAAATCCTTCGTAAGCGGTTCGATGAAATGCACGAAAAATTTCCTTCCGCTTTTCGTGAGTTCGCTTTACCAAAAGAAGATTCGGAAGGTTGGAGTGAATGGCAAATGTGGTCTTTGATGGAGAAGTTTGGAGATTACATTCGTCTTGGTGGCGATGTTCCGTTTGAAACAGAAATTGATATAGTCGAGAAGGCCGCCCAACAAAGCGTGCAGCGGACGGGTTGACTCGTCTCGCTCACCAGAGTTATTTCCCGCAGAAGTATCACCCTCTGCGAAGGTTACGCGGCAATCCACCCGCCGCTACCACATAAAATCAGCCGCCCCGTAACAAAGGCGGCTTTTTGCGTCTACATCCAGACTGCTTTCGGAATCCACGTTGTCGGCAGCGTGTAACTGACAAGCAACTTACACCCGCCGCCCGTCAAGTCTACCAATCAAAGTAACGTCGCTGCCAACGCGTCTAAAAAAGTCAGCAATGGCGTACTTGGTTGTGCCTGTCGCGGCATTGTTGGTGTGCAGCCCCATGTGGGTTGGTGTAAACGACAATGTAAACGCCGTGTCCGCCGCGTTGACAGAACGCCAGACATAACCGTCCATGCTGTAATCAAGATAATAGTTTGTGCCGTTGCGCCGCAGCCGCATAAACAACCCCGTGCCGCTTGACGCATTGACTTGTGTTAGTGACACTTTGGATACACTGGCAGTGGTCGAGTTTGTCCACTCATACGCGCCCGCGCTCAAAACGCGAATACCAGAACTGTTTACGTAAGTTGTAAGCAGTTTTTTTGTCGTATTGGTTGCGTCCTCCCACAGCGCGATCCCGCCGTACCAACCGCTTGCTTCTATGCCCGGCAACCCCATCCGCGTAATAATCGAAAAATCGCCCCCTGGCAACGCTTTGTAAATGCCAACGTTATTTTGTCCTGTTCTCGTAGTTTGCGTAAATAACAGTCCGTTCGTGTTTTCAGCAACTGTAAGCACGCTGTTTGGATCGAATTCTGTCCAGCCCGCAGGTATGCCGCCGCTGGCGTCCGCGAATTCGTCATCGTAGGCGTTTGGCGATGCTTGTATAGCCATCGGGTTCCATGTTTGCGCAAGTCCTAAAATCGTCCCGTCGGATCGGATTTGCACGCTAAAGAGGTTTAACATATTCAACGCCTCATCTAACGCTTTAATATATATACCAATCGCACGGGAGGATGTGCCTGATATGTAATCAAAATCTCCACCAACGAGCAGTGATGAATTTTTTGCAGCAAGCGTCCGCACCACGTTATTTAAACTTCCGCCGATGGACGATAACACTCCGCTGCTAATGGAGTATCTTGCAATATATGAGTAAGGTGACGTGAACCATCCACCTATGAACAAGTCGTCGCCATCAATGACAAAAGAGGTAATGCGGTTGTCCCATCCCTCTTCGATGAACGACCATGTATCGCCGACAATGGAGTATTTTGCCAAAATATATGTATATGGTGAAGTAAGTGATCCTCCCACAAACAAATTTCCTTCCGCAACAGCAAGGGCATTAACTTCACTACCCAAATCTCCGCCGATAGACGACCAAGTATCGCCGCTAATAGAGTATTTCGCAATGTACGAATATGGCGAGGTAAATGAACCTCCCACAAACAAGTTGTCGCCGTCAACAACAAGAGCCTTAACTGTGCTGTCAAAACTTCCGCCGATGGACGACCAAGTATCGCCGCTAATGGAGTATTTCGCAATACGTGTGTAAGGTGACGTAAATGAACCTCCCACAAATAAGTTATCGCCGTCAACAACAAGCGTCCGCACCGCGTTATTTAAACTTCCGCCGATAGACGACCAAGTATCGCCGCTAATAGAGTATTTCGCAATGTACGAATATGGCGACGTAAATGGACCTCCCACAAATAAGTTATCGCCGTCAACAACAAGAGCCTGTACCTCGTTATTCAAACTTCCGCCGATGGACGACCACTCTTTTGTACTAAAGTTGTATTTGGCGATGCGGTTTGCTTGAATCCCTCCGATTTTCGTGAAATATCCGCCAACAAACGCGCAATTCGTCGCGCTGTCATACGCGATAGCGTAAACCACATTGCTCGTTCCATCGCTCGGCAACCCTAGCCCCATCCACTGATTCACGGTCACATCCGCGCCGCTGGTTAGTTCAATGCCATTAGCATCTATTTGTACATTTCCGCCGCCCGCGATCAACTTCCCATTATTCGTCCCGCCCCATTGCAGCGTTCCCGCCGCAACCCCGCCGACCTGTACGGTGTCACTGCCGAATACTTCCCCCTGCCCGCTCATAAAAGAACCTGTAAACCCGACGCTGGTCGGGACGGCGTCCTCGGTGGTCGGCGAAATGAAGCGTCCGGCTACTTGGTCGCCCAAGTCGGTGACAATCTGCGCTAGGTTCTCCACCTGTGCGCTATCATCCAGTTTTTGATTTTCCAACGTTTTGATAATGCCCGTCACGCTGCGGGCATTCATCATTTCATCAAGCGGCTGGTTTACAAAATCGCTCATTACATTTCCTCCATTACCAAACCGATTTTATTCCTTACCTGCGGATTGTACGCCATGCCGATGATCCGCGTTTGTCCCTCATATCCGACAACTCCATTTGTAAAGCCGATATTTTGCATTTGCAGGCGTAGCGAATTCCCAAGCCCGATATACTTAAACGTATCACCGACATTCAGCGCATTAACCATAAATCGTTTTTTGGGGTACGCATTTTTCGGCAGGTCATCTGTAATCCCGCCAAGCAAAGCCCAATAACTGTTCGCCTCGTACTGCTTTCCAATCGCGCGAAAGCCGTACTTTTCCGCGCTAACATCGTCTATCTTTTTTATCCACGGGCTGCTTGCCCACGTCTGCCACTTGACGTAACCTAAAATCGAATTCGTAATTGTGCCGTCAACCGTCAGGATACTTTGCCCCGCCTCTATATTTCCGCCGCCCGTCCCCTCATGCAACAGCACGTCATAATCCAAGCCCAGCCGCTCATACCAATCGGCATAGATAATTAACTTGCCATCCGCCGCCGTAACGGGACGCCAGCGATAATCGTTCCCGCTCCGCTCCCTAATGCTTTTCAGGTTATTGGATAGCGGCGTGGGGTGAAACGTTTCCTGCATCGTCTTGCTGCCGCTCCATATCTCACCCGCCGTAAGCGCGGTAATTTCGTCAATGTTTGTTTTATTGAGAATCCAGTTAAACAACGCGCCGGAACTTCCTTGCGCTATCCACTCCATAACCCCTACCCGCTGCGCTAATATGCGTTCCGGCGTATACGCGCTAACCGTAACATGACGGCTGCCCCATTGCTGCGGGGTGTCTATCACGCCAACCCAAGCGGGCAGGGTGTCATTTTCTACCAGTAAATAATTCCCAAACTGTAAATTCTGCTCGGTGACAACGCCCCTATGCCGCGTCGGGTATGTGAATTGCGCCCGTCCTTCCCCCATAATTGACCATGAGCGATTCACGTTAACGCGAAATTCCGCCAGCGGATAACGCTCGCGGCTAAATATCCTAACACGGTCTTGCGGTACTGTGTTGCTCATTAGAAAAAGTTCAACCTATCGCGCCACTTGGTAACAATGTTCAAGTTTGCCGCGCTCACGTTGCTTACAAAGGTGATAACGTTGGTCGCGTTGCCGACCAGTTTTAGCCATTCACTGCGGATGCTGTTCAATGTCACCGCGCCGTTGACGTTCAACCCGTCATACTCCACATGGGGGAAGTCTGGGTCGGTATCAATAGTCACCGTTTTGTTTAGCGACATCGGCAGGTTTATTGCTATGCTATCGCTGGTATTGGTATTTGTAAGCGTACAGTCAAGCGCGAAGTTATTAATCTCCGTCCTAATCATCACATGCGGCGGGTTGGATAATCCTACGGTAATCTCGTTTGTGTCCGCTTTGCGGTAGTTATCAGTAGTGCTGGATAGCGTGCCGACCATGCGGAAAGCAAGATTGTGATAGGTGTTTGCCGTAAATGTAAAATCGGTTGTGGCTTTGCTCCATTCCTTCCACGCCCCGTAATCAGTGGTGACTGGCGCGGTAATCGTTGCGCCGACAACGTAAGTCGCGGGGGTGAGTTTAGTAGACAAGCCAAACGTAACGGCAGGCACGGCGGCGATATTTTGTATCTGCGCTCCGCTTGCCGCTATGCTTGCGATCTTGTCGGGGAAAGCCGCCAACCAGTTAATTTCAACGGTATCCGCTTTCCATACGCCCAATTCCTGATAACTCCGCGCCGCAAGCCCCATCACTTCGGCAGGGTACACGTCTTCTACGTCGTCGGTTGACGTATAAATGCCGCTGTTTGTCAAAGTAGGTTTGGATACTTTGACAACGTTACTTTTCCAAATCCCGCTTCGCAGTCCCGCCGCGTCGGTAAACTGGCGGTACACAAAAGATGAATTACTGCTATCGCTGGTTGCGATAATCGGCGTCCGCGCGCTGTCTATTACATACGCGGGCGCGGATGCGCTGCCGTACACAATGTTAAAGTCATAAGGTAGGAACGCGACAAAATCAGAACTGGCGTGCGCGACTTCCGCCGTGTTGCGTACCGCGCGGGTGGATATATTCAGCCGCGCATAAGTCGCTGTTTTGGTTTTAGAGGTGTAAGTCATTTCCTCTGTGTCTGTTGCGCCCAAAGCCGAATACACCACCACGCGCCCCGCCGCTGGTAATGCGTCAAATACTTTTAGGCTTGTCGCGTCGTTCTGTAAATCAAGATACGATATTGCGCCCGTCGCGGCTACTGCCGTCCGTAGTTTCAACTCCCGTTCTTCCGGCAGGTCACAATTTACAAGCAACTTGGTGTCGGTCGTATTTATATCTATGATTTGGAAGTCAATATTTAAACCGTCTCTGAGTACCCGAATATCTTCGCCGCCGCTCTGCATTTTCCCCGCCGCAATTAACGCGGCAGTGTCCCAAGTATCGGTAGTGGGTTGGATGTATAGCGGGCGGTTTACCCATGCGGTATCTGCTTGCGGCAAGACCTGAAAATAACTGTTATAAATAAAGTCAGTTGACGGTATGCTTGTCGGGGTTATCTCGAATATCGGATAGGCGTAATCATTCCCGCCTACCGCCAAACTAATCGAATCGCTGGTATCCGTAACCGCTTTACTGTCGCTGCTTTCCGTAACCGTCCTCCAGATGGGATCGTCCGCCGCCAGCGTGATATTTATTTCGTTGCCGTCATGCCCGCCAGTTACCTTTAGCGGCGTGCAATACAGGTAATATTGCTTTTGATTGTCTTCCTCGTCAGTAGCAACAAACACGCGCGGCGTTTCATCGCGGGTGTCAAACAGCGTGTTAATTCCCTCCAACAGCGCAAAGGTATCATGCAGGCAAAGAATATCAATATTAATCGTTGCCGTGCCGTAATCCTTGCCCGCGTATATCTGATACGCGCCCGCGCGTTTGACATAGTTCGCCGTGCTTACAATCTGCGAGTTGCCGTTGCTGCGGGGGAAAGTGGTGTCGTAATCGCTGGATTGGAGCGACGTTCCGTTGTACGAGTATGGTTTTAGTATTGCCATTATACAATCACTCCGCCGATATTTTGGCTGCCGTCCGCCTGAATAACAAAGGTATTGTTACCGTAATAATTATTTACGGCGTTACTGCTGCTGTATGTATCCCCGCCGCCCGCCGCGCCAGTTTGCACGGCGTATTTCTCACCGGATGATAAACCGACCATAAACGAATCATTCGGGTATCCAGGCGGTACAGTCACATACTGCCCGCCCGTTCCGGTGGCGTAGTTATTCGGTGCGCCGTTGCTGTAATCTGCTGGCTCGTTGCCCGTGCTGGTATATTGCGTTTCCACCGTGATAACGTATGTGCCGTTGGATATGTCCTCTAGCATTTTTCCATAGTCCTCAAGGGTAATCTTTGCATCCGCCATTTTTTTGTTTAGGTCTTCCATACTCTTGGCGGTGTCGGCTGCTTTTTGGTCAAAGATACCCAAATTAATGCCGATTTTTTCCAGTACCTTCGCTTCCTCGTCTGATATTCCCCCTCCGCTTGCCTGCATTTTGGATTTTAGGTCTTGATACGCGGCGAGTTTAATTTGTTCTTCCGTTGCCCCGTTTAGCCGCTCCATCATGCTTAATAACTCGCCATATTGCGGCGCGGCTGCCGCTGCCGCCCCAGCGGATGACGTGATGCTATCTGAAACCGTTTTTAGGTTTTCGGCAACCTTACTCGCGGATTCTGCGGTTTCCCCGTTTGACATTTTTATTGCATTTGATATGGTATTCCACGCGCCGACAAACGGGATCGCGTTTGCCAAAAACGATCCCATGCTTTGCGTGCTTTGCTCCATATTCATTTGAAACAATGTCAAAGCGTCATTCAATACGGGAATTGCCGTTATGCCAACCTGTACCTTTATTCCTTCCCACGTACCGGACAAATTTTCAAGTGAAGTGCGGTATTTTTCTGTTGCCTGTATATTAGCGTTTGTTAAAACCAAGTTTTGATCTACCGTTCCGTTCAACGCCCGCAACTTGTCCCCGCCCTGTGATAGCGCGTTAGCCCATTGCATCCCGCCGCGCCCCAAGTTCTCCATGATAAACTGGTTGCGTTCCAGTGGCGTATTTAACTTAACGTACTCATCCGCCAGTTGCGCGATAGTTTCAATGGTTGGCTCTAGCCCGTTCTTGGTCAAAAACTTCGTGGCAGTGGTAATGTCTTGCGCCGTAATCTCGTAATCATCCAGCACTTGAATCAAGCGGCTTGCCTCTTCCGCGCTTGCCCCGCTTGCCAACGACAGATCGCGTACCGATCCCGCGTACTCCATCGTCGCGTTAATGCTTTCCTTTAGCCCATTGATAACAAGCATGGCGAGGGCTTCATAAAACCGCCCTGTTGCCAGACTCGCCGCGTCCTGTGCTTTTGTCAGGTCTTCCGTGCTAACGCTGCCGTCCTTCATCGCCTTGCTGTACAGCGACATGAAGTTGCTGTTAGCCTTGAACATATTCGCCGCGTCGCTGCCAACTTTGCCAAGTTCGCCAAACTGCGCGGTGATAGCGCGAAGTACGCCGCTTGCCGCGTCGTTGGCTTCGATTTCAATTTGTACGCGCTCTGTCATTTGCGGTTTCCCTTTTTGCTCATGCGGTCTATATCCCTCTGGCTGCGCTGTTTGGCTGCGCGTTTATTCTCGCACTCGCGCACGGCTTTGAATCTGGCAAACCAAAGCAACTTCGTCCCCCCGCCCAATTTATAAGGCGGTATCCCCCATTTTTCCGCCGCCTCTACTATCAGTATCCACGACGGGGCTTTAGGCAGGTCGTTTACTATCGCCCATTCTAACCCCCGTCGCTCGTAGGGTTTACGATGTTCTTTGCCGCTTCAATAAATTCCAGTTTCAACTTTTCCATGCGTTTCGGCGTAAGGCTGAATACCTTTTTTACGGCGGCTTCGATGTTCTGGTATTCGGCAATGTCCCCATCGTCATCATGGACGATGGACACAAGATAATCGCCGTTATCATCCGTGACAAAGCGCGGCAATATCCTGATAACCGTGCTGCTATCGCCGCTCAATGCCGCCAAGTATTCGTAAACGTTACACGCCTCCTCAAAACGCTTTGAGGTTATTTTTACCTTGACCATGTGTCCAACTTTCCGCCTTACGGCAATGTCGCCAAGTCGTTGACGATGATAAACTGCGCTTTGCTTGCGGCAGTCGGGGAGTAACGGACGGCAAACGTACCGCGATAGATGTTATCGCCGTTTTGCTCTTCCAGTCCCTGCGCCCCAAACGTGCGCCACTTGCCCCACAAATTCATAATAAAGGTTTTATAGGTGTACGCGCCCGCGCTGGAAAGTGCCGCGCCTTCAAACTTTAACTGAATCGCGCGTTCGGTCTGTGCCTTTTTCGCGGCGAGTTCCGCAATGGCAACCCCGTTATGCTCAAATGTAACATCCAACGCGATTTCGTCATCCGTGCGTTTGATATTGGAAAAATCAAGCCGCCCGTCGCGGGCTTCATTCGCAACCCAGCCAGTCTTAAACGTCAGCGAAGCGTCAAGCAATGTTTCAGATACTTGGGTTGTGCCAATATCGCTGCTTACGTCAATATAGATTTTCCCCTTGCTGAATAGGATGATTTCGTTGGCGTTTTGCAAATCCGTGCTGCTAACCGCTGTAAAGCCGTCAGTTGTTGGGGCGCGTCCTTCGCCAACAGCCGCCAGCATAAGAGCCTCGCCCTGTTTGCCGCTGATGGTCAACTCGCGGATAAACACAAAGCGCGATTGTAGAGCTTGCGTATTATCGCCGCTCTGGACAACCAATGTGTTAAGGTCGGTTGTGGCGTAAGCGTCACTGGACGCGCTTTGAACGCTCCAAGTCCGAATATAGCCGCTGCCCGTGTCGGTCGTGGGAGTAGCCGCAAAGATACCCGCGTCAAAGATATAAGGCAGTTGCTCAAAACTTGCCTCACCTTCCAGCGGAATTTCCGCGCCCGTTTTGGGGATGTACGATCTGGTCGTGCCGCCGAAAATCCCGACGCGCTCTTGCGGAAATTGTACTTCCTCAATGTCGCGGATTTTCCCCGTCCCGCGCCAGTGGGTTGTGGGTGTGTCGGTGGTGTGCGTGTCCGCTGAACTTTCCACGCCGATTAGCGTTTTTTCAAGTGCTGTGATTCCTGTTGCCATTTATTTCCCTCCGTTCCGCGTCAGTGCGGAATTCTGAACGTTTGGATTATCCCCCAACAATTACAGCTATTTTACCACTTTTCCGCCGCTTCCATATCTCGCCGCAAGTCTTCATCTATCATATTCCCAATATGCCGCGTTAATCGCTCCGCAGTAGCAAGGCGGTTGCCTAAAGTATCAAGCATCCTGTCATAAGGTTTTTCATCTGGCATTGCGCCAAGCATCAACGTCTTTAGCGTTGCTGTCCGTAACATGCCAGCATAACCGATATGCTGACAGTGATGGGAAGTAAGATAAAACTTGTAGCCTTTCAATTCCGCTAGTATCTCATTATCTTTTTCGCTGCTTTGGCGGTGTTCGTTTTTATCGCGCCCGATGGATACGGCGTAATCATCCTCCCATGCGTCCGGTAAAAAGCGTCCCTGCTTTAGCGTTGCGCCGCTTTTGCTCATGCGCTTAATCGTATTTTCTGCGCCCCATCTAAAAGATGTGCGCAATGGATAGCCCGTCACGCACGCGGTAGACGGGATGTTAACCAACAGGTCAATTTGGGGTTGTAACCAGTCGGGATAATAATAAATGTCATCGTCTGAAACATTGATTATCGTTTCCGGTGATACGCCTCCCGTCAACCCAAGCCGTGCCGCCGACTTTCCCACATTGGGCGATAGTATCAGGGTAGTGGGTTTGTATTCGTCTATCAGCCATTCGCGCAAGGCGGGACAAGAGCCGTTATCCCAAATCGTTACATCATACACGCCGCCCGCATTACGCCGCATGGATAGCAAGGACGTTTTGATAACCTCCAACCTGTGTAAATGATAGCCCTGCTCGTTGGGTAGGTGGGTAATAGCCGACAATACTACCGCGCTGGTACGGTGTTGTGCGGGGGATGACGATAGCGGGTTGCGTCCTACTCTTGCCATTTTGGATTTATTATAAAACCGTAGTAATGCCTAATTACATCAAAAATTTTCGGAATATTTGATATTTTTTTTTGTAAGCCCTCGCCGCCGTCTTCATCATCATGGGCTAAAATGTCTTTCGGTTTTAATCCTGCTGCTATCATAGCAATTCTTCCAGTTATATGTGCTGTGCAAACAGAACACAATACAAGTCTGGTACTTTCACCTATCACTACATTAAAAACTTCTGAATCATATATTTTTTTTGTCAGGTGTTCACATTTTATATATTTTATTCCGTCTTTGCGGGGGAATTTATAAGGTTTGTTCATTTTTTATCCTTTCAAAATCGGCGGGAAGTCATCAGGGAAGCCAGCCGCCTCGCGCTTTTGGTAGATACTCCGCGCCTGTGTTCTAAAGTTCTTGGCGCGTACATAGCACTTATCGGGCGTGTTGCTGTTCCCTTCCCAATGGTGTTGTACAATTGCCTTGTCAGCATACCCGTACATTCCCGCCCGCTGCGCTCGTTTGCAAGCCTCCACGTCGGTATAATCCGCGCGGTAATGCGGAATAGCGGCAACCCCGCCGTGATGGTCAATAATAAAGCGGCGCGTCATCAGATAATGAGTAGCATATCCGCGCCGCTGCGCGTCCTTGTATTTGTCATTGATACCGACAAGCCCATTCCCGCCGATAAAATCAAGTTCCGCTAATACATGGTCAAGCCAGCCGTCAAAAAATGACACATCATCCGCGCCCGTAAAATACGAATCACAATCAGGGACGGCGACAAGCGCGGTATTCCACGCGGCAGGCGCGCCCGCCATTGGTTCGGGGCAAATCGCAACCGTCGCCCCATACGCCCGCGCGATTCTTTGCCCTTTTATGTCATCTGGTTCGGTTGCTACACAGATATACACATCCGGCGCGGTTGCGGTCAAGGTTGACAATGCCCGCGTAAGTCCATGCGGTCGGTAACAGGTTGGTATTAGTACACAGGTATTCATAATGCCTTCCACAAAAATACCGCCATAGGCACAGCAGTAGAGAATAGGCGGGTTTCGTCAAGTTTTCCCATCGCCACGCCCGCGAATATCAGCGCAAGCGGGACAAGTCCGTATAATGCTCCGTGTAACACAATGCCAGCAACACATAATAAAATGACAATAACGCTGATATACGCCCGCTCGCTTTTGCTTGCAATTAATTTATTATTGACGACAAGCATAAAGCGATCGCAGTATAACTGGCGTTTACCCTGTACCAACCTTACAGCCAGCATCACCAACACGGCGCACAACGACAACGCCGCCGCGCCCAGAACGTCATAGCCCGCCAAAAGGTAAACTATACCCACAAGCGGGGCGGTCTCACGCGACATACCCCATAGCGCGGCAAATACCATAGCCGCGTAAAAGTTCCCGCTCAATGCAAAGTAAAAGCCAGCCATTTCAATAGCCCAATCCCAATAGTCATACCAGAACGTAAACGGCAGGATAAACGCGGTTATCCATAGCGCGGTATCCCCTAAAGCCTCGCGCACGGCAAACAAAGCCGCGTATATACAGGCGGCTTTGAAAGCGTGATAGGCATAGATATTTACGCGGAAGGGATACCCTAGTACGCGGTACGCCATAGGCGCGGGCGGCTGTTTGTTTTTCAGGCTATGCAGTGCGCCAAGTCCGCACCATTTACTTTGATAGGTCGGACAGGCTTTGTGCTGTAACCACGCCAGCGCAACTGCTAAAAACAGAATTTGCATTTTATCCTTTCATCTGTTCCATATAGGCTTGTTCCGATTTTACACCGCCCGCCGCCTTTAGTCCAGCATCCAACCGCGTCATATAGCGTAGATTTTCATTCGCCGCCCCTGTCCAGCCCGCGATTTCGTTATGCGCGTCAATGTATTGCTTGACCGTCGCGGCGTAATTCTCCGCTGCCCGTTGGCGTTTGGGGCTGCTCTTCGGCGCGGTGAATACCAGATTGTGCAATAGATTCAACTGCCCGCCAAAGCCGTTGAATTGCGCTTGCGCCTCCACTGCTTTGTTTTGCGCCATGCGTGCGTTATGTTCAAATTCCTGTCGGCTAAAGATAAACCGTTCGCTGGTCTTTAACATGGCGTCGGCTTTGTTCTGATAATACTCATTCGCCTGCTTTGCGCCCTCCACATTGCCAAGTTTGCCGCCCGCGTTTAGTAACTCTTGCAGCGCGGGGAATAGTTCTTTGCTGTTATCCTCTTTGATAAAACCATCAATACATTTTTTCATTGTGTGCCATGCGGCTTTATATTCCGTTTCCGCCTCATCGCGCTCCGGTGTCAGTACGGCAATGCGCTTGCTAAAGTCCTCATACGGTATCTCAATCTCGCCCTCATACCCGTATTGTGGATTATCAAACATATCACCCGCAAAGAACACGTCAATTCCGCGCCCGATAGCCACGCCAAGCCAGAACTTGAAATTGCCTTGCTGGTAACTGTATTCAGTGTTAGATGATAACGCTACGCCATAAACCTCAATGCGCTTATAGCCCATGTAAATACCATACGCAACCGCCCAAGCGGGGGAGCAGGATACCTCGCAGATCGGGTCAAATTCCGTTTCACTCCGCATAATGCGCCCGTTGTAAATCTGGTTTATTACCGCATCGCGCGGGAATTTTTCGCTTGCCGGAATTTCAGGGTACTTGTCCCACATTAATACTTTTACGCCCGTACTCTTTAACCACTCAAAATGAGTAGGGTCGTTTCTGTTATTCGGGTTTTTCCAGATTACCGGGTCATGCAATTGCAAGACCATCGTAACGGGCTTACCCTTGAAAGCGGTATTCGCCGCCTCGTTGAATACAACAGTGTCACAGTCTATCCGCGTCCAGTCAAACAGCGTTTTTGTTTCCGCGTTGCCGATAATTGCAAGTGTAGTTTTAGTCATGGTTTCCTCAAAACATATAGTATCCCCGTATGCGGCTGCGCTTCCCAATATTTCGCCGCTGTGTCACATGCCTGCATAACTTCGATGTGCCGCCTGTCGTAGTTGTCTACCGCGATTACGGTAGAAACAATATTCATGCACTCGTACAAATCGCGCAACGGCGCATCGCCCCAATGGTCGCCGTCAATGTACGCGCTTGCAAAACGGCGGCGGGTATGGCGGAATTCGTCAAAGGCTTCATCGGACTTCATCTGCATAATCTCTAATTCCACCCGAAAGGTACGCGCGTTCTTTTCCAGTACCGCGCGGGATACGGGCGTGCCGCTGTATGGGTCTATGGGCTTGCCGCGTTTTAGTCCCATGTAGTAGCCGCTCAACGGGTCTACACAGACAACCTTACCGGACAACCCGTATTCCATTTTCATCAGCGCAACGGCAACCGCGCTGCCGCCGTGTAATGTGCCGATTTCTAAATGGTCGCCGTCTATCTGACAGGCTTCTAACATTTGCAATACGTTATTTTCCTCATCACACATCCGCCCTGTCATGTGCTTTTTGACATGCGCCACAATCGCGGGTAATGTCATTGCCATTCTTTTGTATCTCCCTTCTTGAATACATCCAGTCCGGTGTTGGGTGTCAGGTTATACACCTCCCCCGCGTATGCCTCCCGCGCCATGCGGTAGTATATCTCCGACTTTGCCAAGTCGGGATTATTCCATTCCTGCCCCCTGAAATAGTCAGGGTGAAAGTGGTTTACATCCGCTCCCTCCCATATCGTTTTTGCGTTTGGCTTTCCCTCGTACTGGTAACGGTGGTCGATTCCTACCAATAGCACGCGGCGAAAGCCCAACCAGTACGCGATTTGTAGGGATACAAAAGTAACCGTAAACCCTTCATACGCTTTCGGCGGTGTAGTGTGGAACTTGCGCGCGCCCGTTTTGTAAATCGGCATTGCGCCGTCTATCAGCGGCATAAATTCACGCGCGATCCATTTTGTGCAATCAAGCGCGTTTATACTGTCCGCCGACTGTTGGATGACCAGCGGGTTTACGGCTACATAATGGGTCGGGGTAAACCCATTCAGTAGGTATATTTTATTCTGTCCGAATGTAGGATATTTTTGTAAAAAGGTTAGCGGCACATCGCGCAAGGACGCGCCGTTACCAATGATAATGCAGGTATTCAATGCTGCGCTTGCTTTCTGCCTTACGGCGTAATCGGGGTGTCCAATATTTTTACAGGCACGGTAATGCGGCGGAATAAGAACGGGACGCCATTCCATTCGCTGCGTGTTGGCGCGGCTACGGTGACAGGGAAGACGATAGTATCCACCGCGCCGTTTAGAGTTGGGTCGCCCGCCAGCCTGCGCGGGAATTCCATGACAAAATCGTCCGACTTTTGAAATGCGTCTTTTAGGATTTGTACATTGGTATAAAAATCCACATACAAGTTAACAATGTACCGCGTCATTGTTGCGTTACTGGCAACGACCTCCCCGCCGCCGATGTACGCAATGGTAAACGGCGCAACCGCCGCGTCACTAATCGGGTAATCCGGCGCGGCTTTGATAGTGATGTCAGTGGACGCGAGGGACAAATCCTGTAACCGCTGTACCGCTAGGTCAAGGGCTTTAGGCATGGTTACAACCTATCCAAGATAAACGGCATAAGCAGGGTTTTCACGTCTTCCGATAACCCGCCCGCGACATTGGTAGCAACTACATTTTCCCCCGCGCTTTGGTTCTGGTATGCCGACTTTGCCCGCATGAAAAAGTGAAGCGTTTGTACCCGCGCCGCCTGTGCTATCAGGTCGGGGATGGTCGGGTAATTGCCAAATGCGGCAACTACCTTCACCGCTTTTTTGTAACGCGGAAACGGATCGGCGGTCGAGTTTACAACGTCAATACAAATTTTGTTATACGGGCGGTTATTCAATGCCGCGTTATACGGCTCTAAAATGTAATCGCTGGAACTATAAGCGGTGTAATCGGTGGAGGCAAGCCCGCCGCTCAATGACACGCCCAAAGATGTGACACTAGCAAATGGGTCTATGGTAATTTCGTAATCATTGTTGCCGTCATAATAGCGGGTTTCATTATCCGTAGACGGGCTAAAGTAATTATCGGGCGCACCAAGATAACGATCAATCAGCCGCGAGGCGGGGGTGATAAGCGTGCTGATTAGCGCGTCATAATCGGTGGATGTTACCAGTCCACTTTCTGGCATTTGCGCTTTTACGTCTGCAAGGGTTGTATAGTCTGTCATATTTTTCCCATTTCCTAGCGTCATTTTACCACAAATAATAACGCCCCGCCTTGTTACAGGCGGGGCGCAATACTTACCGCATAAAGCGGTTACGAACTGGACGAAGGCGGCACGTTCTGCGAGTAACGCATATCGCCGTAGAAAATCGCGCCGACAACGCACGCGGCAACTTGCGCCGACGGGGTAATCACGGCGCGCACATAGCGGTAATCCGCGCCAAGATTAGCAACGGCGGCAGGGTCAACGTCAACAAGCAAAACCTTGCCGTCATCAGTGGCAGTCACAGCCACGCCGTCGGTAGTGGCGGCGGTAATCGCGCCCATGCTGTCGGTCCCAACCGCGGCGGTCAGGCGGTACTGGAACGCAATAGGCACTTCGGTCGCGTTGGACGTGGACGCGGTGGAACATTGCAGCGTCACGGTCGCGGTGTCGGTGCTGTCGCTGGTCATGCTGCCAAAATGCAGCGCAATCGTTCCCCGATGGATGTATTTCAGATCAACGTAACTGGTATTCGTTACGCTGGTCGTAATATCGGCGGGGGAGAGGATCGGGTAGACCTTCTGGTCTTCGGCAAATCTCAAAGATTTCATTTTGTCACCTCCTTATGCGGTGGTCGAGGCAAGGACAACGTAGGGGCTTTGGGTGTTCGTACCCTTATACGGAGTCAATGCGCTGTGAGTGGCGGGAAGACCGTCAACGCGCAGCGTCCATTTGAACGCCTGTTCGCCCGTCAGCCATTGCAGCCACGGGTTAACGCTGGACTTAATGCCGCGCTGGAAGAGCAGGTAATCGCTCATGTTCACAAGCGCGAGGTCGCCGGTCGTTCCGAGTGCCGCGTTGAATTCGGTCACATAAACGGGCTTGCCCTTAATCCGCATAACGCTATCCGCGCCGTAAGTAACGTAGCGGGCTTCGAGGCTGCTGGTCAGATACAGTTGATCCAACTGCGGCTCGGCTTCGCTGTTGACAAACCACGCCGCGCCCGCGCGATGAGCGGGGTGCAAACGCTGCCACATGTTAAGCAGGTCAACGTTAAGAATCAGGTTGGCGGTGTACCGTCCCTGCGAGATGGTCGCGGGGGCATTCAAAATGCCAAGCGGCTTGCCAACTCCGTCGCCGTTATAAATCGAATCATTGACAAGGAAATTCAACTCTTCCGCCGCCGACTGCCGCGCGATTTCAGCGGTCATGCTTGCGTCTTCCAACTGTTCGTCGGTGATATACATCAGCACTTCGAGCGACTTCAATTCCCAATTAATGCGGCGGAATTTTGGTTTGGTGGCAGTAACGCTGCCCGCTTCGGGACGCCAGTAACCTTGTACGCCGCCCCAACGAGAGCCAGCCGCGCGGCTGGTTTCATCCGCGCCGTTAATCCACCCGCTGTTCTTTTCAGTCGGCATGTTCTTGGCAAAGCGGCTAAACGCGCCTTCCTCGTGAATCGGCTTCAAGAACTCCGCGCTAATGGCGGGTTCGAGTAAAAACCCGCCCTGCGACGGGATAGCCTCATTCAGTCCAAGCGGGGCTTTCACACCTTCCACCAAGCGACGCAAACGCGCGTCAACTTTTTGCCCGTTGGTAATGCCAAACGCTTTCACCGCTTGCATCTGTTCGGACAGACTCGCAAACGGGGTATCCGCTTCATCGTGCGTAACCGCGACGTTGAATCCGGCTTTGACTTCGGGAAGCGAATCGGCAAACGCCTTTACCGCTTTTTCTGCGGCGCGGGCGGCGATTTCTTCCACATTGATTTCGGGTTGCTTGACTTCATCAGTCATTTTATTTCCCTCCATAGGATTGTTATTTTGTTCAATAACTGCCGCGTCATTCGCACGCGCTCCCGCGCCTTGTGTTAATGCCTTGACAGATGTAACCATATTACGATATTCAGCGGGGGTCGGGGTAAGGCTTGCCTCCGCAAGATACCACTGCTTTACCCATGCCGCCTTGCTTATTCTTTCACGGTCTACCGCGTGCGCCGCCGCTCCGCTTGACCATCCCAACTTGCCAGCCTTTGCCAGTTCAAAAACTTTTTGAGTATATTCGTCATGTAACCGCAACTGCGCTTCCGCCCATAGTCCCACATCATCGCGGCGCAATTCCGCTGTCCCAATCTTGCGCTTTCCAATCTCCTTGTTGAATCCGTGATGGTACAGTACTGGCAGTTTGTCGCTTTCGCCAAAGTCGGTCTTGGCGGTGAAAAAGTCGCCCGTCAAGTCAGGGTCGTTCTCTGTGCTAAAGCGTACCAGATACCCGCCAACTTTGCCGTTATCGTCCAACGCTTTGATAGCATCGCCGTAAAAGATTGGGGTATCATCGTTCAACGCTTTGTCTTCATACGTCTCACCGCACTCCGCGCCTTGTGTTAATGCCTTGACAGATGTAACCATATTACGATATTCAGCGGGGGTCGGGGTAAGGCTTGCCTCCGCAAGATACCACTGCTTTACCCATGCCGCCTTGCTTATTCTTTC